TTCATGCCGTAGTGCTTCGTGTAGATCAATCCTTCTGCCTCACCTTCTGGAATAATTGTTTGGGTGTACGCTAGTTTGATTCCCTCTTTTAGGTTCTCGTAGGTGTTGGTTGCCGATAGGCTGAACATGTGAACATTCAGCCCGTAAGCGTCAATGATCAATCCCATGTTTTCCACAACCTCTTCAAACAACATCAATTCACCAGTTGGGTATGCTGTGTGTTGGAATTTGACAGCCGCTTCAGTCTGGATAAAGTCGGCTTTACCGTCTTGCATACCGTATCTGTTTTGGTGTGCGCGGTCAATCTTACGTTGTTCTCTGCGGTCCAAAGGAATTGAAGCCATACCCCCCATAGCGGCTGAAATCTCAGAACTCAAAATACCCAAAGCGCCGTTAGCTGTGATGATACGAAGTCTGAATCCTTTGGCTCCTCGTATGCCTGATATCTCCATCATTAAACCTTCCATTCGGGAGAGTCCGATAAGTGGATTTGATGGGTGTGGATCTTTGAAATGAATGATGTCTTTTACATCAAAGGTTTCGTCCATTCCGTTGTTCGTGTTCTTTAGGACGTATTTTTCTACGACTTCATCAATGCTGACTTGTTTATAAATTTTCCCAGTTACATCAAAGGTTGTGTATTCAGCCGGAAGATTAAACATCATTTTAGGTTCTCCGGATATGTTTCCTTTTGGAACGTATTGAATATTGTTTCCCCAAATAGAGATCTGTTGAGACGCTTGAACGCCGTATGAATTTCCGTCCTGAATGAAGTTTGGGTTTTCGTGGCGGTAAACGAATGGTGATTCTTTGAACTCTTCAATAATTATTTTGCCTTCTTTGTCTTTTCCCCATTTCTTATGCTTCCACTGGCCGTTCGACTTCATCATGGCTTTGCGGTCAATCACTATTTTAAGACAGGACGTTGTGTTGTATAGATTAAACTTATTCCCGTTCGACACATCAACCCATTCTGTGCCTTTGTTGAAAATCATTGACCGCCAAACGTTGTGAAAAGGTGTCTGTGTGTATTGATCGCGTCCGCTACCGAAAAAAAGAGGACTGATGTTTCTGATTGAGTTCCAAAATTCAGACATAGAATATTTTTATAGTTACGCAAATCTAAATCAATTTTTTCTATATTTGCATCAATTGTTTGTCGGATAAGAACCAACCACAATTTTTCAAATGAGTGAAACATCGAAGCCAAAAGCAAAGATTGACACAGAGGCACTGAAAAAGTCAAAGGCTCAAAAGTCGAAAGCGATTAGTAATAACGAAATCGTGAAGAAATGAGAATTGACACTTCAGCGTTCGCAGATAAGAAGGAACTTTTTAAGTATCTCCATGCAAACAAGCGTGAGATAATCGAACTGAAAAAGTCAGCCATTAAACAATGTGATATCGTTGTTGCATCGAATCTTGAACCGACTACACTCAAAGCACTCACTACATCAAACGTTGATGATCCAACCACAGGAACAATCAAAAGAACCATAATTGCCAATACTTACAATTGGATGGATTCACACGATGATGTTCACTTGGATGGGATATTTGCTAAATCTATTTCAGAAAAAACGGCTTGGCATCTTCACGATCACATGTTCAATATCACTGCTAAAGTCGGAAAGCCTTTGTCTATTCAGGAAAAAGCAATCCAATGGAGCCAATTGAATGTAAGCAAATTTGGATATACTCAGGCGTTGTTCTTGGAGTCGGAAATCTTGGAGCGCTACAATGAAAAGGTTTACCAAATGTACCTTAACAATGAGATTGATCAGCACTCAGTAGGTATGCAGTACGTTCAAGTTTATCTTGCGATGAACGATCCTGAGTACAAAGAAGCCTTTGCACAATGGAATGAAACGCTTCCCAAATTGGGTAACGCTGCCAAGGCTGAAGAACAAGGTTTCTTTTGGGCGATCAAAGAAGCAAAATTGAGAGAAATATCATGTGTGTTGGAAGGTTCAAACGAACTCACACCAACATTACTAAATAAAAATATTGGGCCGTTGGCGAACACCCAAAAAGATGAGCCGGATCTAAATGACTCCACTTTGAAGGAACGCGAAGCAAACAAATCATTTATTTATTACTAACCAAAAAACCAAAAGATGAAATTATTTTCAAAAATCGGAATGGTGGCCTTTGTTATGTCAATGGTGTTTTTATGTCTGGCAACAACCGGAAACGAAATGCTAATGAAATGGGGAACATTGGGCGCAGGTGCAGCCATTGGCGTATCTACATTCCTTGCATCAGTAAACCCCAACCACGCATTCAATACAATTGTTATCCCTGATTTCGCCACAAAGTCTTCGGCTGAAATTCTTGCAATGACACCCGAAGACCGAATGACCTACCTTGATAAGCGCAGGGAATTTGAATTAGCCACTGAACGCGATTGGTCTCAGAAAGAAATCCAACGTATCACGGCTGAAAAAGCAGACGGATGGGAAGGCAAAGTAACCTCTATTAAATCTACACTTGACAAAACTGTCAGAGAGGTTGAAGACGCTGTACTATTGATTAAAGCACTGACTGAAAACGGCGGTAAGGCTGCAGACAAAAAAGAGAAATCAGCTTTGATGAAATACTTTACCAGCAAAGAGCGTGTTGGTGACGAAACAGTGGCTTTAAAAACACGTGAGATTGAATCTCCTGTTGTAAAAGCAAATTACAGTCAACAAGTAGTGTTAAAAGCTGCTGAACTTATGTCAATCGGTGCGGTTTCTCCTGGAACAGCACACATCACAACTGCAAACGGTTACTCAATCAACGTGAACAACTTCGTGGATCCAAACATTTATTCAGTTCCGAAGAATAAAATCTTCATCATGAATTATGTTTCGGTAACTAACCAACCAGGTACAGAAAAAATTTGGTGGTCAGAGCGTAACAATGAAGAAGGTGACGCGGCTTTCATTGCTGAAGGTGGTACAAAACCATTGGTTTCAGCTAAATGGGAAACTAAATCAGCAGACGTTAAAGAAGTTGCAGAGCGTTGGAAATTTACCAAACGCTTATTGCTACATACAAATTCAGTTGTAAACGACTTCCAAGTACACGCGCGTGAATTGATCGAACAAAAAATTGATGATCAAGTATTAACCGGTGACGGTCTTACTGTAAATCTTTCTGGAATCATTGACAATGCTTCTGCTTTTGTTGTACCTGCTGGTCTTGCAAATTACTACGACTATGTGAACATCTACGACGTAATGATGGCTGTATTAACTCAGATCGAAATTGCAAACTTCAGCACTACTGCAATCTGTCTTCATACATCATGGAGAGCGAAAATGTTCGGTGTGAAATCTCAAACTGAGGCAATGTACATTCTTCACCCGCTTGTAACTCCTGACGGAAGAACTTTCGCAGGTGTTCCAATCATCTTCACAAACAAGATGGACGAAGATTATATCTTGGCTGGTGACCTTTCAAAATTCAATGTTGTTTTCTCGGAGAACATCATGTTTGATGAAGGTTATGAGAATGACGACTTTTCAAAAAACTTGATCTCTCGTAAATTGGAGGCTTTCGTAGGAACTTATATTCCTTCAACTGAAACGCCAGCGATTGTTTACGATTCGATCGCAGTCATTGAAAGCGCAATCGCTAACACAGCGAGTTAATCAGTAATCAATTAATACAGATAGTTATGAGTGCAGTGAACACTAAGGATATGATTGCCAGAAACGCTAAGAAACTGACAAAATTTAAGTATAAAGACCGCGTAAAAGTACGTGCTGTAAAAGATACTTTCATCGTTCAGAAAAATGGTGATAAAACACCGGTTTTAGTATCTGGTAAAACATACAAGCCTCACCGTCTGATGGCCGAACAAATGGTCAAAGACAAAGTTGCTGAGTACGTGAAATAATAATTTAAGGGCTGGATGAAATAAGCCAGCCCTTTATTTGAACCAATCCTATGAAAACAGAAAAAAAGGCGGCTGAAGAAGCCAAACCAAAAACAGAAAAAAAGGCGGCTGAAAAGAACGCCACTATCTCTGTTGAAAAGGTAAATCCTAAAGACCCAATCAAACCAAGAACGGTGATTGGTAAAACTGTGTCAGGAAATCAGCGAGTGAATTTTCAATCAAACGGATCTAATCCGAAACTTGGTGAAAAGGTTCATAAGATAGCTGGATCAGTTGCACAGGATTTTGTTAACAAAGGTTGGGGACACGTAGTTGAGTAATGCCAAACATCGTAGAAATATCGGACTTCACTGGTAAATTTAAGATTGCCACTGATCAATACTCTGAAGGGGATTTTGAATCCTTTCGTGATGAGAGACAGTTTGATATGATCTATGAAATGTTGGGCGCTGTTTTGGGTGCTGCTTTTATTGCAGACTTAAACAGTTCAGGGGTTCCAGTTAGTGCACCATACACAACGATTTTTGCACCGTTCGTTGCAAATCAAAACGGCTGCTTGATTCGCAGTGAGGGTATAAAGAAAATGGTTCGAAACGATTTGTTCGTTAAGTGGGCGCGGGAGAATGGAAA